GTGCAGAACAGCAACATGAAGGAGATGCCCAACACGATGCTGGTGCCCTACAACGTGTACCGCATCATCTCCACCACCCCGCGCAGCACCACCTCCGACACCACGGTGATGGAGTTTTTCCTGCGCACCAACCCGATGATCACCGCCATCGAGCCCATCAACGAGCTCGAGGCCGGCAAGTCCGGCGGCGCACTGTCCAAGGACCGGGTGATCTGCTACGACCGCAGCCCTGACAAGCTGCAGCTGCACCTCCCGCAGCCGCTCGAGTTCTTCCCGCCTGTGCGGAACGAGCTTGAGTTCACCGTGGCAGCTCATGCCCGGGTGGGCGGCCTCGCGCTGTACTACCCCAAGAGCGCAATCGTGCTCGAAAAGGCCTGATCTAGGCCTGCGCTTGCTTTGTTGGCTCTCTCACTGTTCTGATCATGATTCTTGTTTACCGCCCCGAACTCGAAAGTCCTCCAATGGACCCCGAGTGCACCATTGGGTTCTCCTTTGTCCAGCAAGGTGGGCAACCCGAGAGCGTGCAGGTGAAGGCCGGTGTCAACCGTGACTTCTCCGAGAGCATCTGGGAACAGATCAAGAACTACGACGTCGTCAAGAACATGCTCAAACTCGGTGCCCTGCGCATTGAAGAAGAGCAAACCCTTGTCAACGCACCCGCCGCGACCGGCCCTGTCGACACCATCGCCGACATGCCGGTCACCCAGGCCATGAGCTTGGTGGAAGACAGCTTCGACGTCGCCCAGCTCCAACGCTGGGAGGCCAAAGAGCCCCGCATCCGGGTCCGCAACGCCATCAGCAAGCGCATCTCAGCCATCACCGAGGGTGACGCCTGATGGCCACACCCACCCCCACCGAGTTCCTGACTCGTTTCCCCGAGTTTGGTGAATTGACCCTCCCCATCGTGGAAGGTGCCATTGCAGAGGCGGCTCGCTCGACCCCTGCATCGGTGTGGGGTGATGTGCACACCGAGGCTGTCAGCAACCTGGCCGCCCATCTGCTGTCCACTCGTGTCATGCAGATCGGCCTGCAGGTCGGCAGTCAGTCCGGCCAGCCTTTTGGCTCCGGGCTCGAGGCCAGCCTCTATGGCCAGGAGTACGAGCGCCTCAAGGGCATGCTGCCCATCTCTGGTTTCGCGCTATAGCCATGGCTGTTTCTGCCGCCACCATCGCCAACTATGCCCCTTGGGGCAACGCCCAGCTGGCGTTCGAGGTCGGCAGTTCGCAGACCAGTGTCGATCCCGACACCGGCAACACAGTGCAGACCCCCGAGGTGGTGGAGTACCTCGCCGCACTCGATCTCCAGGCCCCGGCCTGGGATGGTCAGCCCGGCGCTGACAACTCCACCTACCGCTGTCAGGGCCGACTCCTCAGCCCCGACCGCCTGGATCCCCGAATCACCAACGGCAGCCAGGCCGAGGCCGTCATCAATGGCTACCGAGGCCGATTCGAGCTTGTGTTCGACCTGGTAATGGACCGCGGTGCCTACCGTGATCTGCGCCAGACGATCCAAGGCACATTCCGCGTCATCGGAGGTCCCGGCAATGGCTAGGCGCTCCTTCGACGCTCAGCTGAAGGCCGCTACCACGCAGGCCACACGGCAGCTCGCTACCTGGCTGGATACTCGCTTCACTGCGGAGATCTCGGCCGTGAAGTGGGACTACCCCACACCACCGCAGGTGCGGGACATTGTGGACACCGGCCGCTTACGCGCCAGTCAAACCCGGGTCGTCAACCCCGATGGCTCGGTGACCTTCACCTGGCCTGTCGAGTACGCGGCCCAAGTCCACGAGGGCGGAGTTGCCACCACTGGTCTCCGCTTCCCCGGCCGCCCCTGGACCAAGGCCCCTCTTGAGGAGGCCCCGACCCAGTTCGAGAGCTTCATGCGTGAAGCCCTCAGGAGGCAGCAGTGATGGCCATCAGCACGACCTGCCCTCAGGTACGCGATCTACGCACCACCATCGAGCGCCACATCCTCGATCTCTACGAGAGCGACGGAACCACGCTCAAGCCCGAGGCCTCCTGGCCCGGGTACTACTCGTTGCCCAACGGCACCCGCATCCCTGCGGTCTACGTCGTCGGTGAAGCCATGGTCCCTTCGGATTGGGTGGTCACCGGCATCGAGTGCACGATCACGGACGTCCCCGAGATCGTGTCCCCCGGCTCCGTCGGAGCCATCGTGTCCTTCGAGCGCTGGCCAGTTCGTTTTACGAACTTCGGCACCCGCAAGGGCACCCGCATGCCTACCACGCTGCTGGACATCAGCCGCCGGCTGGCACGCACCTTCCCCCGGGACAGTGCGACGCACACTGCCCGGACTGAGGCCACCTACGAGGCCTTGACGGTGTCCATAACGGCCCCCGTTTTGAACCCCCCGATCCCCTAAGGAGTCCCACTCATGGCCGACTACGCCATCGGGCTGTCGTTTCACAAGGCTCACCGGACCCTCGTCCGAGCCGTGGACCTCACCCCGCCCTGCCGCTATTTCGCCACCCGCGACACCGCGGGTCTGGTCACCCTGCCCACGCTGGACGCCGGCTCGCAGTACGTCGAGCTGCAAGGTGTGAGCAACACCACGTTCGCCATCAACGACAACAACCAGGAGTTCCGCCTCCTGGGCGATGACGGTTGGGGTGACTCGTTGATCACCGGTTCCACGGTGCAGGCCTCCGTCACTGCTTACTTCCTGAAGCAAACGGAGATTCCTGCCGGCCAGAACTGCCCGCAGTTCCGTGGCGACTACGAAGAAGGTTTCTCGCTCATCGAGAAAGCCCGGTACAACAAGGACTTCGAGATCTACGTCGAGTTCCTTAAGGAACTTGGCCAGGCCAACGGCACCTCGGGCAACTACATCTACGACTTCACCGGCTTCAACGCCGTGGTGATGAACTACAACGAGAACCTCACAGCCGAAGGCCTCACCGAGGTCTCCTTCGACCTGATGTCCCGAGGTCGTCCCGTGTTTGGCCGCTACGACGCTGGCGCCACTGCACTCGCCTTCGGCGGCGTTCAGTCCAGCCTGCTGTTCACCGCAGCTGCTTCCGGCGCCCGTCGCTACGCCGTGGTTCCTGCAGCCAACGCGGACTCGGTTGTTGTGAGCAACGACCTCACGGTCACCTACACCAGCGATGGCACCATTGCTCTCGCGCAGCTCAGCCTGGGTCAGACCGATGGGAGCGGCTTCCGCCTCGAGGTCGCCGACACCGGTGTGGCGGTGCCCGCCACCGTCACCTTGGGTGGCGCTGGCACCAACGTGGTCACCATCAACCCCACCGCCAATATGGCTGCCGGCACCATCTACCGCCTCCGTGTGGCAGACGGCGCCATCAAACAGGCTCTGGATGGCAGCGGCAACCCCTCTACTTCCGGCGTGCTCTTCCCGCTGCAAGGTTTCGAGAGCCTCTTCAAGACCGCCTGACGGTCAGACTGAGCTCGAGCCAACAACCACCCCGCTTCGGCGGGGTTTTTTGTTACCCACATGCAGCACGATCTATTGATGGACGCCGCCCACATGGTTTTTGCGGTGAATTGCCAGGTACAAGGCGACGCCCTTCACTGCGGCGCCCTGTACCTGGAACCCCTCGTCCCGTTCAAGTCTATACGCTTAGCGTATGAAGCTGCTAGCGTGACGGTTGAACTCCCTGACGAGCTCGTCAACCAATCCGAGCCTTTCAGGTCCTGGGCCATTGATCTACCGCTCGCCGATGTCTAAGTACGCGTCGCTCCTTTTTGCACCCGAGGAGTACCACGAGATTGGACCGTTTCGGTTCCCCATCTACCACGACCTGGTGCCCGGTGAAGCCAAAGGCATCGAAGCGATCAACCGCAAACAAGCAAAGTCGACATTCCGTTCGATCAAACTTGCGAAGCGCATCGCAAAAGACAAAGGCATCAGCACGAAGGAAGCCGTAGAGCTGCTCGGCAGCACCACCGAGGACAACCAAGAGCTCCTCTACGACTACGCCGACGAGCTCGAGAACATGCAACTCGACACGATCGGCGCCGTTGAGCAGCAGATCGAGTTTGTCACCCTCTTCATGCGATACCGCGGTGAAGCCAAGCTGCCGCGCTCAAAGGACTGGCAGAAGCTCGAGGACTGGACCCCCGCCGACACCGAGGCCATCCCCACCCGGCTGATGGAGCAGATCTTCGAGCTCATCACCTGGGAGCGTGACGGCTGGCCGAGCGCGGAGGGAAACTCCCCGGAGCCCGAGGACGAGGAGCAGGAGTTCAGCCCACCCCCGAGCAAGTCCTGAAGGACACCGAAGACGTTCTCCGTGCACCCCTCGCCGACTGGGATGCCGTGTACTTCCGTGTGCGCTCATCTCCAGTAGGTGGAGACTTCACCCCGGCGAGATTCCTCCGCACCCCGATCGGCACCATCCGCTGGTTGCTGCGGCAGATCGACGATCACGATCGCGCTCAGGCCAACACCTACAGCGCGAGCA